TCAGGTTCAAAGTTTTCTAGTTCAAGAGCCATGCCGGGAGACATTTTGAAGGTAGGCTGGTCAAGAACGAGGCCACCTTCACACGCAAACACATAAGGGCTAAGTCCAGATTCGTCAGCCATGTGTTAGCCCCCTGTCGGAAATACTGAAGTACCGTATGGACGACTCACCCATGATATGCACTGCGGTACCGTTGTGATTGCGGAATATATGTGGAACGCACGTAGCTGTAGTTCCTGTTAATAAACAAACTCTGCATATGCTTAATGCTCTCTTCAAATCGGGCAAAGTTAATGCCATACTGCTGCGCCTCACCACGATACTGATAACCGTAGGCTGTAGCACCGTCCACAATAACCTGACGAAACTGTTCAGGAATAGTAGGTACATCCGTTGCAGCACTGAGAGCAGTGGGCTTTACATATGCGTCATACTTGAGTGTGTATGCTTTATCTGGGTAAGGATACAGTCCATAGTTGTTGTCCGGTGTGCGGAATACATACAAAGGAACTGCACCAATATCTGATGTACTCTCTTGGTCGATATGCCTATCGACATACTGGTTATAGTCCATGATGCGTAGCGTTGTACCTGCTACACCAAGAGAGTCATCTTTGGAAATACGAAAGGTCTCGTAGTCCACATTGTAAATTGTAGCACCAATTGTATAACGTGTGGTGCCAGCCACAAGCGTTTCAGTCTGTTCTTCGTGGCTAAATGACCACCCAAACTCACGTTGAAAAATATAATTGATGGCATCATTTACTGCATTCTTACACTGCGTCTGAAACCCACGAGACGTGCTAAAGTTAGCAGCCGTTAGTGCTACTTCGTTAAAACGTGCAAGCACTTCGTTGGTGATGTCAAGGTAAGTATATGCCATCTGAAATCCTTAAAGAGAAATGAGAGGGCCGGTGTCAAGCCAGCCCCCTCACATTAGTTAGGCGAGAGTGTCGCGGTCTACTTCATCAGCAGTCATGTCACCTGTGTCTGCCATGTTCATCAGAACTGCGAACACGCGGACTTTACCTTCAGTCGGAGCAGTAGTTGCTGCCTGAAGTTCCCAGTCAATCGTGTCTTCAGCTTCAATGAAAATCGGGGCAGAAGCGTCAGCCATAGTGGCGTAGCCTACACCCGATGTCAAGGCAGCAGAGTCATCGTCAATGTCGAAGGCCGACACAAAACGAGTAACGTCTACACCGGTAACACCGAGGTTAGCGGTACACCCGTCAGCAGCAGTCTGAACAGAAGCGGTCATTTCAAAACCGGCTGTCAGAATCAGCGTCTCAGCAGGTACAGTGATTGCTTCAATGATGTCGTTGGCAGCGAGAGCAGAACCTTTAGCGGTTGCTGCAGCAGCCAAGTCAATCGTCTGCTGTACCATGTACGGCTGGCGGCCTCGCGCACCAGCACCACGAGCAACGGATTTGAGAGTAGTTACGGTAGCCATATCTTAATCCTCCCTTAAGCCAGATGGTACTTGGCGTTCACAAGTGCTTCAGGACGAAGAATCTTGCGGCCATACAGGTGCATACCACGAACGATGTCAGCAAAGCTGTCAGGGTCACGGTAGGTTTCGGTCTTGTTAATCTGCTCTGCAGTTGCAACAGCAGAAGAATGACCGGCAACAATCATGCCATAGTTGACAGCAGAGTTCGCACCAGAGAAGGACGAACCAGTACCAACTTGCGGCAGGTTGTTGGACGAGTAGACGGTGAAGCCATGAATGTTGGTGCTTACAACGCCGTTCTGCAGACCAGAACCACCGAAGTCAGAGTTGAACAGACGAGAGTCTTCGTCTTTCAGGACTTCAATGAAAACCGGGTCAAGAACAAGCCAGCGGCCCTGCGTGTCAACATTCTGCTGGTCGAGCAGACGAGACATACGAGCAATAACTTGCAGCGGGTTAGCGTCACCAGCATCAGTCGGAGCAGCACCCGAACCCGTACGTGGGAGAATGGCAATTGCCTGACCACCAGTACCGGAGTTAAAGTCAGATGCGTCCAGCTTCATGCTCGACAGCAGTTCGTCAGAACCTGCAGTATCTACAGCCTTAGAACCGTTAACAACGTCGTTTACGGTGTCGGCGTTAGAGTGCAGTGCGGACTGCTTGAAACCAGCCAAGTAGCCAAGAACGTCTTGGTCAAACTGGTCAGCGAGGCGGTAAGCAGCACGGTCACTTGCCAGAGACTGGAAGTTAACGTGGCTGTGCGCCTCTTCAATGTCATCAACCTTAAATGCAAAGTAGTTAGCTTTGTCAATGGTCAGGCTGAAGTCTTCGTCGTCAAGGTCTTGCGGCGTGATAGTCGTACCACGGGCATATGCCTTAACAGTGATTTCGGGTTCCTTGATAATCTTAACGGAGTCACCCATTGCTGCAATCTCACCGAAGTAATCGGAGTTGGTGATTGCTTCACAAACAGCGGCCTTGCGGAAAGCAAGTTGCACCTGTTTGCTGTAAATGACGGGCGAAAAATTACCGTTAGGAAGATTACCATAACCACTAGCAGTAGTGAAAGCCATGATGATTTCTCCTAAATTGGCATTTTAACAGATGCAAACTCACCAGACTAATCAGAGGCTAATTCGCTATGGGTGCGTATTCTAGTTAGGTGGCCGCCCAACTATTCAACGGGCCATGCTCGTCAGGTAATCCATAAGACTGAGGTGTTTGCGGACTAGTGTAAGCAGGTAGCGAACCCACTTACACTATTGATGACTATAGTTATACGAAAAAATAACTAATTGTCAACACTTTTTTTATCTGGCTGAACCAGAAACATCATAGACAAACTTTCCTGAACGGATAGCTTCCATGATTTCGTCTGAACGCTTCTCGTATTCTTGAGGAGACATCTTCTGAACTTGCGACTCCCGAAGATACGTAGATGCTTCATTCTCTTGCGGCTTGCTGCGACTGTTCTTTGTAGACACAGACTTTGCAGCATCCTTATCTGACTTAGGCTTTTGGGTACTCATGCCCATGTCAGCTTTATACAAATCAATTGCTCGTGCAGCAGAACGTGCATCATTGTCATTGTCATACAGCGCATCCTGTACCCACTTAGGCTGGGTCTCAGCCCACTCATGAAACTCGTCGCTGTCACGAATCTCATCAAAGTCAGGATGTATGCGCATAAGTTCTGCTTCTGCTTTTTCTTTTGTAGCAGACAGTTGCATCTCATCAATTGCTTTAAGGCGTTCTTCCAGAGCAGTAGATTGCTCACGTGCCTTCTTCATTGCAATTGTTTCAACGATGGCTGCTACGTCGGGATAGTCTGCTGCCCACTGTTCAATGTCCTCATCGGACTTGGGCAGTTTCATTTCCTTCTTTGTAGCTTCACTTAGTTGCCGCTTGAGTTCCGCAAGTTCTGTCTTGAACTCTTCGGCTTGCTTTTGTTGATGCCTACGAAGGTCAGAGTAGCGTTTCTTAAACGTTTTCTCTTCGGCTGTTGTAGGCTCCTCCGATTCTTCGGTTTGTTCCGGCGAGGCATCTTCTACTTCACCTCTTTGTTCTTTGAGCAGTTGCTCAAGTTCTTCTTCTTCCATTTTGCGTTTTTCTTCGTTAGTGTATTTACGATTTGCAAACGCAACTTTCTTCGGTGACTGCATTTCTTCAGCCATAATTTCAGCAGTTTCTGCCATTTTGGTTTTCTCCAAGTTGGGGCCAACCGTAGCCACGTCGGGGTGGGGGATTAGGTAGCCAACATATCTAGCTGTTTAACGTGAAGCTAGGCCACGCTTACGTGAACCGCCGTCAGAAGTAATATCAATTACCGACATTAGTTCACTACCAAGAACACGACCTACTGCACGAATTTGTGGAGTACCAATCATGCCCTTAATAACTTCTTTGTCTTCTTCGTTAAGATTATCAAATCTACGCTGGACCAGAGTTTGATAATCTGCTAAAGTCATATCATCATCCATTACTTTATCTTTCCTACGATGTAACAAATAGGCTCAAGGATAGCACGTTCTACTGCACCAATAGGATGTCTCTTGCCTTTTTTCTGCAGCCAGATGTCTGCCGTACGACGACGAGCAATGCCTTCTAGTGTAGAACGCAGTAGCTTATTATACCACTTTGTATTACCATATGCAGCTTTAATCAGAGGCTTAAATATTCTGTGATATCCTTTTTGATAGGCAGGGTCCAGATTTTTACTCTGTTGCAGCCATACAGTCTGACGGAATGCACCAAAGCCATACGCATCATTCATGGCGGTACAGACAATTTTATCGCCTCTACTACTTGCCGTTTCTTCGCCCTTTGTAGAAGTAACCCTATTAGCATTGGTTTGTGTGGGCTTAGACCAGTCATGAGAAGAGTCATAAGAGATTTGACCAGTTTCAGTATTGACGCGACTAACAGTACCTTGGTCATCTCTTACGCGCTTGGCTACGTCATCACCATAGGTACCACGAATATCCGTGCCAACTTTATTGCTACCGGTATTGCGTTGAAGATTTCTTTCTTCTCTAGCCCTATCCATCGCGGCAAATTCTGTGTCGTATTTACCGGCACGTACATCACGGGCATACTGAGAAGAGTTTTGTGATTTAGCGGAAGCTACCAAATCCCGTGCTGCATCACCCCTAAAGATAGCTTCATTGCGAGGCATACCTTCACCAGTACGCTCCATACGCTCTTTAGCAGTTTCTGTAGTCCTAAAACCCGTAGGTCTTGCGGGTTTAGTTTTAGCAAGCGTGTCTATAACTTGTTGTGTCGCTACACGTGAAGGAAGTTTAGCAGTTGCATCTGCAACTCGTTGCTTCAACTCATCTGTTCCTTGTGTACCTACAACATCCAAAACTTTCCTTGCTGCTTCTCTTGCTTCATCGCTAAACTTTCCAAAGTCAACAGATGCACCAACAATATTATCAGCCGTTGGGAAAGTTACCACAGACTTCCTTCCTTTTGTCGAATTGGCAACATTTACCAAGTAATCAATTTTTTGATTATCGGACAATTGTAGATTAGCCATGCTATCTTTTAACTCTCTTGCCTTTTGACGAACTACATCAGTAACTGTGGCACCTTCCTCTACAAGAGTTTGGGCAGACTCTACACCTACATCTGTGGGCGTAGTAGGAGTCGCAGTCACTTGTTCACGCTGTTTGTCATACTCTTCCCCAGAAATTACTGGCGCAAGAGGCATACCAAGAGCAGTGCGAGTAGAATCACCTACCATATCTTTAATCTGCGTAAGCAACTGAGATTGTTCTGTAGGGTCAGAAGTATAATTAGCCACGTCAACAGCCAATTGATTAGCGGCTTTTTGATATTCTTCTGATGTGGTACTCATTCCAACAGCACCCAAAAAGTCGTCTTTAATCTTTTCAAACATACCACGCGGGTCTACGGCTTTTTGAATATCTTTGAAAGGCTGCGTACTTTTAACTTGCGTAATGCGAGGGTCTTCTTCACGACCAAACTGGTCTACTCGCGGAGCAGAAGGAGTTGGTGCAGCACCGCCATCACCACTAGGCTGCGTTACAGGAGCAGTTGTAGTTACTGGTTGTTCTACCGCAGGTGTAGCAGGAGTTTCTGTTTGCTTTCTGAATCCAGCAGGTACAGGAATAAGCGGCTGACCATCTGGTCCTACCGGAATCTGAATAGTGTTGCCAGCATCATTAACATACGTAATATATGTAGGCGTCACAAACTGTCCGAACTGAGGTACAGCAGTGGGTGCCATTGGGGTTGCTGCTTGCTGTGCTGGTTGATATCCAGCAACAGGAGTTTGAGGATATGTAGGCATTTGATACGGAGTATACTGAGGTTGATATCCAGCAAACTGCGATTGTTGCAATGAACCTTGAGTAAATTGAGGCTGCACAAAACCACCTACTTGCATTTCCATAGGTTCTTCATCTTCAAGGTCAAGGTCTTCCATGCCAAACGGAATATCATCTGGAATGATTGCTTCTTCTGCATTGCCCATTTGGCCCATATCATCCATGCGTTGCAGTCCCACCTTAGCTTCGTCTCGTAGTGCCATCATCTTGTCAAGACCATGATAGCGCACTACATCTGCTGGCATAACAAATTCGCCCTCACTGAGTTGGGCAGGAATGTCATCTCGTACTTCTTCTTTCAAGGAACCTACTGGCACTTCATTACCAGA